CAGTTTTTTTCAGTTCGGCTAACCCCCTTGTTAAATTAATCAAAAACCCAGTAATATCACCCTTTTTAATAGCCGCAGCAGATTTTTCAAGTGATTCCGGGACAGCATGACCAGCATCTCTGGCTTTTTGTAAAGTTAATGAGAATGTTTTATAAAGTTTTTCTGCATCCATCTCCCTGAACATCTGAGAAATTCTGGGTCCTACATCAGGGGGTAAAAGATTTTTCTTCATGACCTCGGCAATTCCAGCCAGTCTACTTGCATACTCCACGGTCTCTTTTAAAGCCTGTTCCCTGTCTCCATGTAGATCCTTAATCCTCTGTGAATTAAAAGCCTGTATTTCCTGGTCAAATGAATTAACGTCAGAAATAAGGTCATTCATAGAACTTAAATTTTCTCTTTGCAGAGCATCTAAGTTACTTGCCAATACTCTTACCGCATCAGTAGACTCTTTCGCTGCGGCCCCGAAAGTAACTCGAAATCTTCCCTGCCATTTTGCAATCTCTCTAGTATCTACGTTCATGAACCTATTTAAGTGTCCAGCATATTCCATTAAACTTTTTGAGTATTCATCAAAAGGAAGTTTAGCTTTAGTTAACTCATCCATATATGCTAATAAAGAGTCGTGTGAAGCCCCGGTCTTAGCGTTAACCTCCGACATAGCTATCCCTTCTTCAGATACCAACTTTCTGTGTTCAACAAGGCTCTTATTATCCTTGTCCCTCATTATTGATAATCTTTCTAGTTCGTTTGCTTCCTCCCTTATAGCTTCTATGGCTCCAATTCCTAACGCAGCCCCGGCTTTCATGGTCATTCCAGCCATCTTACCAGCAACATCAGCTAGGTCTTTAGCAGCCATCTTTGCTCCCTCTGAAAAACGAGCAAAGAAATCTTTTATACCTGGGGTTGAGTTAATTAAAGATTCCGCTTCATCTCTAAAATTTCTCGTGTTATCTATTAAGGTCTTATATAGATCATCAGACATCCGTTTTAGGTCATCTACTTTCTTTTTAATATTTTTAGATGCACCAAGGGGAGAAATTAAATAAGGATTTTTCTCAAACTGATCCTGAATTTTACCGACGTCAGCGAAAGAGGAGCTAAAAGAAGACTTTATGGTTCTACCTGATGAAGACAAAAACTGTAATACATCATTAACTCCGGTTTTTAATGACTCCCATACAACCCGGAAGTTGACCATGAAGTTTAATTGATTCGCCCCTCTATCCATTAGTATCCGTTATTTCTTTTGTTTATCTTTACGTGCTGAAAATACCGCGTCAGCTTTCTTTCTTAATTCTTCCCTAGACATAGTTTGTTTTGGTCTCTCACTATTTAGTCTTTTTCTATACTCAGGGCGACCCAGTTTCTCCACATCTGACAAACCATGCATTTCCCCAGGAAGCGGGTCTCTCAATAATGATTGCCTACCTTCATTGCCTTCCTGAGCTTCTTTTTCTTTCTTCTTTATATCAATTAACTTTTCTAATAAAATTTTTCTTTCAAATACCGGTAAATTATCAATATCTGTCAAAGAGGTATTTGTATATAATGACAAAATCATCTGTTCATCATATATATTACGTACTTCTTCGACTCCCTGGACGAAAAAACTCTATGTCATAGGGCATTGTAGTGGTAAATGGTGTAGCACATCTTTGACAGTCTAGAATCAATTCAGTACTAGGGCCACAATCAGCATTTGTTAAAGCTTGCCTTATTTCAGCAGTGTCTTTACCAACTAGATTATCTATCCATAACATTATCTGATTATGGGAGTTATCAGTCTCATTAATACAATTAAGACTTTGTGATTTAACATCAGTTATTTGACAGGCTAACCTATAGGTATAAGCAGGGTCTATTCCCAGGGGTACTGTAGCCTTTGCATTGAGCTTTTTAAGATACTTGGATATTCTAAATTCATCCTTACCACGAAGTAATCTTAACCCAACCTCTGCATTACTAACTGGTAAAGTGATTCTAATAGGTTCTATAAAATTATCAGGTAAATAAACAGTATCTAAATCGTCTGGTAATTCTATTTTTTGATTATTCCTTTGACCGCAATTAGTACAGTTTATTCTAAACGAATAATCTTTTCCGAAAGTTACTGCCCTAAGTACCAGTAAAAGATAAAACCTATCCCCAAGCAATAAGTCGTCCATTGATAAGTCAGCTAGACCACTAATGCACCTACTAAAAACAGCATTAATAATTTGGTAAGTTGCCTCACCACCAGAAGCGGCAGTGAGAACTTTTTCTTCACGGGTGGTCATAGGAGAAACCTTAACGTTACCGTCAGGTACCTTACCACCATAAAGAAGTCCCTTTGAAGGGAGTTGGACGTCAGTCCCGAAAATCTCTCTATCATCCATAGTTTACAATCCTCCTTACTATGGTTAAAATACTTCACGGGCAGCTTTTAACCACCCGTGAAGTCACGCAACACTGGTTACCCAAGAATAGCCTGAGTAACCATATTTACACCGACAGCCTCTAAGCTTTCTCTAATACCTCTATGAGTTGGGAAAGCCTTATCATAACGAAGAGCCATCTCAATCATTACTTGGTTTGAGTTTGCCATATCTAAACCGTTAGCTGCCGGGTTAATAGACACTGGCCAACATCCAACTAGAGTCCACTTTCTCAAATAAGTAGCACCATAATCACTAAACACAGAGTCAACTGAGTTAGGACCAAATAATAGAACGTCACAATCAAGTTTATAATTCCTAGCCAACCCAATTTGACCGGTAGCTGGATTATAAACAGCCGATCTCCATGCTACTAAGGCCCCCATTACGTCAACGTCCACCCAGTCTCTAATTACTAGAGCACCCGCATCCCAGGTTGCCTTACCGGCTACATACACAGTCTCGTTTCCATACGGAATCGGAACTTCTTCGTTTGCTCCTCTTGGTAAGAATCCAGAGGCTAGCGACAACACGATGTTGTCCATCCCACTATGACCAAGGTCAATTCCAATCGCTCTGCTTAACAGCCCGATCAGAGCACCAGATCCAGCGGAGAGTCCGGCAAATGGGATTTCAATTGCCCAGTTGTGTTGTCTTTGCGGCTCAAATCCAGTATTCTGTTGAGCCAAGTTTGTTGCTAATACGTGTATACCCATCTTTACTTACCTCTATTTTAGATAGTTTAATTAAGCTTCGCTAAAAGAAGCTCCTTGTGCTGTTAATATAAAATCAACTACGATAATTTCGGCTGATTTTACTGGTTTAATATAAATTTTACCCATAGCCATATTCTGTTCTATTAAGTCTACAGTATTAGTTGTTTGATCCATTACTACTCTGTAGTCAACAATTCCTCGTCTTGATTTAACACCAGATAAAACCGGAGTTACTAAGTTTACGAACTGCCTCCACATAGTAGGATCATCAGGTTCGAACACTAAGTATCTAATAGAATCAGCTATTACTCTTCGTAGATATAGTAAGAGTCTACGAACGTTTACTCTATCAAGGGCAGAGGGTTTTCGTTGTAGAGTTCTTTGCCCCCATATACGAATTCCGGTTGATTGAAATGTTACCAAAGGATTTACAGCATTTCCCCCACTGTATAAAATATCCCTATCACCCAAAGTTAGTTTTCGTTCAGCTCTTTTAACACCAGTTAGAGCACCACGATTTTCACCCGCTGCGGCAAACCACGGTTCCGCTACATAGTCAGTAAACGCATAATGCTCAGCAGCAAAGCATGACGGAGGAACGTAAACGTCTTCCCCAGTATAATCATCGTTTATTTGAATCCATGGATAGTACAAAGCAGCCATGTTAGTATTAAAAGGTACTTGAGGAACGGTAACTCCCTCACCAATACAAACAGCCAACGACCCATCAGGCATGTCATATATGGTACCGCCTGGGTTAGTAGTTAGTTTACCATTATGCCATTTTATAACATCTGAAACTCCAAGACCAAACGGAGGATCTATTAGTGCCATGCAATCCCCACGAGTGGCTATAACCTCTAACAGTTCATTCATTACGTCCACATGAGAAACACCTGGAACATATAGTACGTTCAATACGAAAGATTCTGCATCGTCAAAAACGTGAATGCCACTAGGGTTATCTGGGTCCCCAGCGCCAATATAAGTGGTCTCATCAACCCCTTCGGAACCATCATTTCCTACAGTAACAGTCAAGTTACCAATGGAACTTTGATACGCATCCGGGTCTGAAGAATACCCCATTTGTGCATATACAAAGGTTTCATCTGATAAAGTATTGGTTGCCGTTGGGTTTGAAGCAGAAGCCCAAGTTGCGTCAACAGCTATATAACTACTAATTAATTCATCATTATCAGCTATTGCGTCATCTTCATTATCATTAGTAGAATCAAAATAACCTATTGCGTCTTCCCAAGTTTTACAACCTCTATCAATATCCTCTTGGGTTAGTTCTTGGGTTGGCCCACCCTTACTGCTAGTCATTACCAAATTATCATAAACTTCGATTTGTTCAATCTTATTAGGATCACTAGCATAAGACATGTAAACAGTTAGTTTTCTCGAACTTTGAGAAGTTGTCCAATTATCATTATTATAAGAACCATCAGAAACCTTCAAGTATATCTGGTTTCCTAAACTACCTTTATATCTTGCCCTTACTTTGACACCACCGGAAGGAGAACCATAAGTACCTCCAGCTAAAGTAGCAGTAGCACAAGCTCCAGAAGCACCAATTACTCTAGCAAAGTACCCAAGTCTACCCTCACGAAAATAACGAGACATTGCGTACCAGGCAGGGTGTTCAGCAGTTTTCTTCCCAGTTAATTTACCTGTTGAAGGGCCAAACTTTGTAATAAAATCATTTAAACTAGTACATAACACCGGTTCTCCACCACCCTTATCACGGGCCGAGGAACAATCCGGTCCCCACGAAGCTGTACCAACCACCCCGATAGTTGTAGCTGAATTAGTAGGGGTGTATAAACTTTGATCTATCTCCCTGATATACGAACCAGGGGAAACAAATGTTGCCATTATTTACCTCTATAATGTTACAGTGAGTACTCTGGGTTTAAATAATAACAACCAAGCCATTCGGTAATATTCAACAAATCAATCAGTATCCAGAGAAATATCTAACAAACCCGAATCCATAGACTCATCATCGTCTCTATCATAGTTACTAGGTCTAATGGATGCTTTAACTCCATTTTTAAACTGTCTTCCAAAACTAGTTAATAATTCCTGGACAGTTTTTCTTCCTCTATTCTTATATTCACTTATAACAGGCCCCCATGAAGCCCTTGCAGGTATTCCCCTTGCTTCACTCCCATACTCGTGTAATAGACTGAGTTCCCTATACGTAAGTCCTGAATAATGTAAAGTTGGTGGAATTTCCACAATCCACTGCATGTCTTGCATTCTTCGAGAACGTATAGATCTTACATAGTCGCCACGAGCAATTAAAATTCTTTCATCTAAACCAAGTTTTTTCTTGTGTTTTAAATAAACAGCACTTAATTTAGGCCAATCAAATTGTTGTTCTTCAATCCTATTTTTAAGGTCATCTCTAAACTGATTGGCTAATTTTTTAGCCTCTATGTCAAAAAAATCTACCGCTGACCTATAGTTTTTATTTCCTGCCAACTCATTAAGAGCACTTTTAATATCTCCCATTACTTTATCAATATCGGTGTCTGTTTTCATAAATCACTAGCACCCTCATCCACGGTATCAGTATCAACCAATATTGATGTCCCGTCATCTAAAATAAGATAATTTTCTACATTAATAGATAAAGCATTTCTATATTTAACCACTAAATCTCTAGTAGGATCATGATTTCCATAAGCAGGCATATCATAATCATTTTCGAAACACTCAAAAGCCCATCCTTGAACAGTTATTGGTATAGAATGTCTTATCCATCTTTCACGTTCCCCAGTCTGTAAAAGAGAATTATCAATAATTTTAGAAAATAATATACCGATCTTTTGCTCAAACCAAGGATAGTCAAAATTTATACTAATATGCAAAACCGGGTCTGGCTT